ACAGATAGAGGGTGAGCCTTACTTGGTCAGTGGTACAGCAGACTACTCTATCGACGTTGTAGGGGCCTTACATGAGGCCACAGGCGTTACCATCACAGATGACGATGGTATGGAGTATCCTGAGATGCAAGCATTAGACGGTTGGCATGTAAACATTCGCCTATCTAGCGATACTATGCGTGATGCTGTCGAGGCTCTTGATATAGCACACGGTGTTACACCTGATGCACCTAAGCGTGTGTGGCTATGATAAGTATCCTTAAAGGGCAGTACGCAACAGACGTATTTACTACTCAGGCTGAAGCTAGGGTTCGCTCTCTGGAGCTAGGTCTTGATGGCGTAACTCACGCCTATGACTATGATGGTCAAGCAGTCTATATGCCAGCAGCCTCACACGAGGCTTATATGGCCTTTATGGGGGGTGAGACACCAGAGATGCAAGAAGCCTCTCCAGTGGACCGCTTAGAGGCTCTCAGGGCTATCGTAGCAGAGGTAATAGGTAAGAGTATGACAAAGAATATCGAAGGTAAAATCCTTAAGACCGACGACGAACAACGCATGGTCTATGGATGGGCATCGGTTATCACTGAGAACGGTGAGCCAGTAGTAGATCGTCAAGATGACATGATCGAAGCTGACACTCTAGTTAAAGCAGTGAATGAATTTATGGAGCATGTGCGGGTCGGCAAGGCCATGCACGTTGGGGAGCAGGTAGGAACAGTAGTTCACTCCCTCCCAATCACTAAGGAAATTGGTGATTCTTTAGGTATCCAGTCTGATCGGGAAGGATGGGTCGTCGCTTACAAAGTATTCGATGATGATGTCTGGGCTATGGTCAAATCTGGTGAATTAGCGGCATTTTCCATTGGTGGAAAAGCTATCAAAGAGGAGATATAACTTGCCTAATCTCTTAAAAAAGTTACAGCTTACAGAGCTTTCCCTAGTGGATCGCCCCGCCAATGCTCAGGCAATGGTATCCCTCTTTAAGCGTGACACTTCCGAAGAGGAACTTACTAAAATGACAGATGAAATGGAAGCCAAAGTAAAGGCGTACATGGCTGAAAAAGGTGGTAGTCGTGAAGACGCCATGAAGAACTTCGGCTATGACATGGAAAAGTCTGATGACGCAGTTGAAGAAGCTGAAGAAGCTGAAGTTGACAAAGCCGCTGAAGAAGTAGCTGAAGAAGTCAACCCACTGGAAGCTGAAGTTGCTGCACTTAAAGCTGACAACGAGATGCTCCGCAAGGGTCTGATCGACAATGGCTACGTTATTTCCGCTGAGGCTATCGAAAAGAAAGCTGAAGTAGAGATGATGGACATCGAAGGCGAGATGGTCGTTAAATCCGACATTCCAGCCCCAGTGTTGAAAGCTCTTGAAGCTGCCTCAATCGAAAAAGCTGACATCGAACTGACGAAACGTGCTGGTGAGGCTCTCCCGCACTTCGCAACTGATGTCGCTAAATCTCTCGTAGCCAAGTTCTACGAAGATGAAGCAATTATGGTAGCACTTAAGGCCGCTGATGCAGCCTTTGAAGCAGCCATGCAAGAATTTGGTAAGTCTGATGTAGACGGCGAGTTCGCTACCTCTGCCGACAAACTAGATGCTCTCGTAAAGTCCTACATGGACGATAACCAACTCAAGAAAAGTGAATTTGCCAAGGCTTATGCTGCTGTAGCTAAGACCGATGCTGGCAAAACACTTATCAACAAATCCTATAAAGGGGAATAATCATGGCCGTTATGCAATCTCGTGATAACCGCACCTTCATCGCTGGGGAAGACCTATCCGCAGCACAATTCAAATTCGTAACTCTAGAAGCTGATGGTCAAGTTGATCTTGCTGACTCTGCTGGTGAAAACGCTATGGGCGTATGCCTTGTTGGCGCAACCGTTGGTAACGCTGTGACCGTATGTGTCTCAGGTTCCGTCATGGTAGAAGCTGGTGGCACTATTGCTGCTGGTGCGCAAGTACAAACTGGTGCTGATGGCACTGCTTTGCTTGCAGCCACTGGTGACGTTGTACTTGGTTATGCCCGCGAAGCTGGTGTAGATGGTCAAATCATCGAAATCGAAATGATCCAAGGCGGCAACGTAGCAGCCTAATCTAGCATTTAAAGGAAATTATAATGCCACTATTGACCCCATCCGCAGTACATATCGACCAACCGTTGTCAAACTTGACACTGGCGTATGTACAAGAGCAAACAAACTTTGTTGCTGATAAAGTATTCCCAGTTGTTGGTGTACAGCGTCAGTCTGACAAATACTACATCTATGACCGTGCGAACATGAACCGCTCTGGTGACGTTAAGAAACTAGCGCCACGTACAGAAGTTAACCGTATCGGTATGGCAGTGTCTAACTCTGCTTACTACGCTGACGTTTACGGCATTGGCATGGACTTCGACGAGCAGACTATCGCTAACGAAGATGCTATGTTGGAAATCCGTGCAGCAGGCGCACAGACACTTATCAACCGTGTCTTGATTGAGCGTGAGGAGCAGTTCGCTTCTACATTCTTCAACGCAGGCGTATGGACTACAGACGTAACTCCAGCAAACTTGTGGTCTGACTACACTAACTCTACACCAATCTCAGACGTAACTAATGGTAGCCGTACCATGCAGTTGACATCTGGTGGCTTCAAGCCAAACACACTGGTTGTTGGTAAAGAAGTTCGTGACATCTTGATTAACCACCCTGACATCCTTGCACGTTTGAACGGTGGTTCTACCATCAACAACCCTGCACTGATTACAGATGGTAAGTTGGCTGAAATCTTTGGCGTAGAGAACTTCTTCGTCATGGAAGCTGTCAAGAACGGTGCTGTCGAAGGTCTCGCAGAAGCTAACGCTTTCATCGGTGGTAAGAACGCACTCTTGGTTCACACACCACGCGCATCTGGTCTTATGACACCAGCGGCTGGCTTGACATTCGCTTGGAACAACATTCCGAACGTAAACAACTTGGGCATCACTGTTGAATCCTTCTCGGACGATGCACTGAAGCGTCAGCAGGTTGCAGAGCATATCCAAGTTAAAATGGCATACGACATGAAAGTCGTCGGTGCTGACCTTGGTTACTTCTTCTCCGCTGTTGTAGCTTAAGCTACTTAAACCAAAGGGGAACCCTGAGCTTCGGCTTGGGGTTCCACCCAATCATAAAAGAACATAACAGTATTCATATAATGGAGAGTCCTATGCACCCTACGCACTTGGGTTGGCAGGTCGATTGGCCTGTATTTGTTAAGCTACCTTTGTTGGCTGACAGTAAGAATTGGAACCGTGGAGATCACTTTAACTGGTTAGAGCGAGGTATGCAGCAAGATAAGATTGCTATACTTTACGCCACTGGTTATCTTTACCACAACACAGAACTAGAGGTTCAGAATAAAGTTGGGGATCGCCTGTCTGAGATGGCAGGTAAACAACTAGAGACCTTGGTTAACCTGCTTAACGCAGAGGTCAAGTCTCGTACATCAAGCACCTCAGAGTTCGAAGCTAAGAAATGCAAGAAGTCTAAGTTAGACGATAAGCAACGCGGTCTTATTCGTCGCTTCCTAAACAACAACAGTTGGGTGACCGAAGACTTCTACACCATTCGAGATAAAATCCTAACAGACTAATATTGGAGACGGCTATATGGCTTGGTCATACGATCCTACAGATTTGGATACAACTACGGCCTCTGGTCGTCTCAACACCGTCAGACTTCTAGTTGGTGACACAGACACTCTAGATCAGCAGAAAGAGAACGAAGAGATTACCTTCGCTCTTGCTGAGAATGGGAACAACGTGTACTACGCTGGAGCTTGGACTGCCCGTGCAATAGCCTCTAAGTATTCTCGACAGGTTAACACAGAGATCAGTGGCGCTCTTAAGGCTGACTACTCTGATCTTGCTGGTCAGTATAAGACACTGGCAGATAGCCTAGAGTACCAAGGCAAGACTTCGGGCGCTGCTGTAGGCGTACTAGCTGGAGGCATCACTAAGAGCGGCATAGAGGCTGTGAGAGCAGACACTAACCGTATCGAAGGTTCCTTCCGCAGGGATCGCTTTAAGAACCCCCCTAGTTACCAAACCCCTGAGTATGAATAAGGAGTAAGATATGTCTTTTCGCTCCTTTGACCTACTTAATCTCGTAAGAGACTTTGGTGAAACTCTGACCCTACGTCAGATTACAACAGACGGTACATACGATCCTGCTACAGGGTCTGTCGCTGGTTCATCTACAACCGACACAGCCTTCACTGGCTACATGTATAACTACACTAACCTAAACCCAAGTGAAATTGTTCGTGGTTCACGTAAGTGCGTTATTCCCTCGTTAGGGTTTACCCCTGAGCCTGAGCCAGATGATTTGATCTTGGGTAATGGCGACACAGTAAAGATCAGTAGGGTCGTTACGATATTCTCTAATGGAACGGCTGTATGTTACTTGTGTGACGTGGAGGAATAACATGGATAGTACATTCACTGTTAATGCTTCGTTCCATAAGAAGATTAAAGACCTTGAGGTTGAAGTCCTTGGTGGAGTTAAGGGTAAGCTAGAAGATATAGCTAAATCTGCTGTAGACTTATCACCCGTCGATACAGGCGCTTATGTCACATCATTCTCCTACAGTGTAGGTGGTGGTCGCCCAAGAGGTAAAGACTCTGATAATCGTCCTACTGCTACAGCCCCCGAAGGGGAGATGGCTGAGGGTTACGACAATCTAATGCAGGACTTGGCTAGGATCAAGAGTA